GACGCCTTGGGGTGGGTGGGGGCTCCCTGGGTGGGGGTCACCACTCTCGGACGCGTTTGAGTTCGGCGGCTGGTCCTGCTTGGCGTCTGACTCGGGTGCCGTTGCCTCGGCGTTCGTTGCAGATGCGGTGGCTGAGTCGGCAGTTGGTCCGGTCGATGGGTGAGCCGCCGAGGCTGACGGGCAGGATCTCGTCGACCTCGGGGCTGCCGGGGTCTGGTGTGCGGAGTGTCTTGTCGACTGGTAGTCCGCATAGCCAGCACGTTGTTTCTTCGGCGAGCACTTGCCGTCGCACTTGTCGGCGTCGGTGTCCGTTGGCGTACCGGTTCTTGGACACGTCAGACCTCGCATCCACAGTGACGCTCGAGGCAGATGGGGCAGGCGTCGTCAGGTAGTGGCGGGAGCATGTGTGCAGGCTGAGCAGCAGCCGCTGTTGGCATCGCACGCAACCTTGGACCAGCCGCACACGCAGCGCTTGGTGGCGTCACATGTGCAGTCGGGTCGCCCTGGGCAGATGGTCCTCACGGCCACCATGGCCAGTGACGGTACGCGTAGTTGATGGCTTCGGCCTGCGTCTCGCACCAGATGATGACGCGGCCGGGACACATCTCAAGCGTCCAGCCAGCCCCATCGCGAACAACGCGGAATGGGGCTGGCTTCCGGGCACTCACAGGAACGCCCAGTCGGAGACGCCGAGGCGGTCGTGTTCGCCGACGATGTAGGCGAGGATGCCCGACCGCGAGTAGCGGCCGGTGATGTCGGTGAGCCACTTGCTGCCACCGTCGAGGCTGGGCGCCTGGTGTACGAAGCAGGAGCCGAGGTCGAACGTCTGGTAGTTGTGGCGGTGGGCGGTCTGCCACACCTTGACCCGGTGTGCTTGGTTGTCGCCTCGGACCTGGCCGTTGAGCCACTTCTCGAAGCCGGCGGCGTCTGAGCCTGGGATCTTGTGGCCGTGGTTGAAGCCCATCGGTACGCCAGCGACGTCGGCGTAGACGTTCATCTCGTCGTGCGGGATGGTCCATTCGACGTGACCGAACTCGGGCCGATCGAGGACGCGGCGCAGGGTCTCGGCGAGGAATCCGCCTGCGTTGTCGCTGTCGCTGGTCTGGTTCTTCCCGCCGCCCATGCGTCCGAACTCGCCGTGGTTGCAGAGGACGGACACGAACCGGGCCTTGTCGAAGCCGGGGAACAGGGCCTTGGCGTACTGCTCCCACACATCGAGGACGAAGTTCATCTGTCCGCGGTGGTTGAGCTCGACGGTGAACATCTGGGCGGCGTAGTTGCCGGCGCAGTTCTCCATCGGGTCGCCGTTGTTGACGAGGACGATCTCGTCCACGTTGTAGACGTCGTGCATCCGGTCGAGCCAGTGGCGGATGTTCTCGAGGCCGTCGTGGAGCCGCTGCTGGGTAGCGGCGACGCCTCCGCCTTCGGACTTGCCGCCTTGGATGTCGGCGAGGTTGATGACCGCCGCGACGGGCGTTTCGGTCTGCGGACGTGGGGTGCGTCGCTTGGCGGTGTAGGTGCGGCCCTTGATCTTCCAGGCGCGGACCTCGGCCCGGCGCGCCTCGATCTCAGCGTCGGAGAGACGCTGCTGGGGCTTGCGCTTGAAGCGGGCCGAGTACGAGTAGAGCTGGACGAGGTCGCGGGTGCCGTCGTCGGTGGCCTTGGACTGCTGCCACGTCGACATGCGGACGGTGTCGTCGACGATCTCGAAGTTCTCGGGGTCCTGGTTGAAGATGCGGAACACGCGCGAGAAGTCCGAGTCGACGACCGGGGCGTCGAGGGTGACGTCCTCGAAGTTGCCGCCGTCGGACTGGATCGTGAACTTGCCCTTGTTGGCGAGGTGTTCGCGCTCGATGGTCCCGACTGCGCGGTTGGCGATGTCGGTGATGCTCATCGGGTCACCGCCGCACGGAGCATCGTGCGGGCGGCGCATCGGCCGCGTGCGTGGCGGCGGAGTACCTCGTAGTGGAGGTCGAGGGGGTAGTCCTTGTCGGCTGCGAGCTCTTCGGAGAGTGCGACGTAGCGGACGGCGGGGTTGGCGAGGAGCGACAGGAGCGCCTTGGACTCCTTGGCGGGGAGGCTGTCGAGGGCGTTGCAGACGCCGCATCGGGCGGGCCGGCGCGGGGTGTCTGCTGTTGCTGCGATGTCGCTGATTGCCACGTGTTCCCCTTGTGTCGGCGGGAGGCGTGGGCGTCCCGCGGATCGAGAATTTCCTGCAGCGGCCGGGATGAAGTCCACAGCCTTGTCTTGGTCGGTTGCGCTGAGCTGCCTCGCGTTAGGTGGTGGGCCTTGGTTCGGCCCCCTTGGTGGAGGTGACGCAGTTGAGCGGCGGGTGACCAAAGTTGTGCCCCCGCGCGGCGGCTGCGTGAGCCGGTCGTCGCGCGGGGAGTTCGTGGGCGGCTACTCAGAGCCTCTGATGATGTGTGCGTCAGTGCCGGTGAGGTACACGGCGGACTGTGGTCCTTCGCAGACCCGCAGGCACTCGGCGGGGCAGCAGGACCGCTCGTCCCAAGCGCGCGGCTCGGGCGACCAGTCGGGCGTCTCGGGGACGCCGTTCTCGCCGTGCATCACGTCGCCTCCAGGGAGGTGAGTAGCCGGTGTTCGTCGAGGTGGAAGTCGACCTCGATGTGCAGCTCGGCCCGTTCGCGGATCGAGTCGAAGCCGCGGGGCTGGATCGCTGCGTGGGCTGCCATGGCGCGGCGCGCGTCGGCTTCGGCGTCTTCGGGTGTCCGTGCCCTCACGACGCCTCCCGTTGGGTGCATCCGCAGGTTCGGCAGGTGGTGCCGAGTGGTGGGTGGCCGCAGGTGCCGCAGAGGTGTGGGCGGGGGTCGCAGGTCGCCATCGGCGTCACCGCCCAGAGATGCCAACACCCCGGGATCAGTGATCTCCGGGGTGTTTTTGGGATGGCTGTATCGCCGGTTCCCAGTGTGACGGCATGGTCTAGACCTGTCAAGTCAAGACTGGATTTCTGCGTGTCGAAGGCGCATCATCGCGCGCGCGAGGCTCAGGCGTGGCCCTTTCTGGCTGGCATCGGGCGCCCGTACTGCGCCCAGTGGGTCGCGCAGAGCTTGAGCACCCAGGGCCGGGTGCCGGTGTTGATGTCGCCGTCTGGGAACGCGACGGAGCGGACGTAGGTCTCGCCCGGCTCGATCCGGTGGTTGTCGGCGTACTCCTCGCACCAGTGGCGCTTGCGGGCGACAACCGAGGTCTCCACGACAGCCATCAGCTTGCCTCCTTGGCGAGTAGGTCGATGGCGTCCCCGATGCGGTACAGCGGCTTCGTGCCCTCGTGCTCCATGGCGACGATGCGTCCACGCTCAGCCCACTTCCGCACCCGGGCGGCGTTGAGCGGCTTCGACCCGAGCCACGACACGGACCGGGCAAGGGTCGCCGCGTCCGCGAGCCGCTCCTGGGCTGCACCGAGCAGCCACGTCCGGCGCGCGGCGACGTCGTAGGTGGCGGCGCAGGTCGAGCACGTCACGTCGCCGGATGCGGCCTTGGCGTACAGGTCGACCCCGCACTCGATGTCGTTGGTCTCGGCGTTGCAGGGGCCGGCGTACCACTTGTCGGGGCGGACGTCGATGAGCCGCTTGCACTTGGCGATCGCGTCCGTGATCTCCTCGACCGCGTCGGGGCCGATTTCGTGGAGCAGTAGACCGTCGACCCGCCACATCAGCCACCGCGACATCGCCGGGACGTTGTCGGCGGGCAGGTCGCCGCGCGAGATCCGGTCGCACGTCCGGTGATCGCAGGTCTGGCACGTCGGCCCGGCGATCGGCGGGGGCTGCTGGTTCCGGACCCGCTCGTCGTGACAGAACCGCACCCACGCCACCAGCAGCGCCTTCAGGTCCGACCGTGCGTCACTCGCCGACCACACCACCGGGGACGGACGCTCCGACGGCTTCTTGCCGCCGCTGGACCCTCCGACGCTGCGGTAGTCGACACCCTTCTGCCGCGTCACCGTCACCTCGAGCTCGTCCGTCACCCACGGGACCTCACCGAGAGCGCGGGCGAGCTTGTCGCCGCAGTCCTCGCACACGTAGGCGGCGTCCTTCGTCGTCTTGCCGCACCTGCACTCGCTCACGCGCTCTCCTCGATGTCAGTGGTGGTGATCCGTCCGGGCGGACTGGTCACCAACGCGCGCAGCGAAAGCTGGTCCAGTACCTGCTCTCCGAGGTACGCCGTGTAAGCCGGCGGGATCGCCTCACTGATCTCGTGCCGCGACGCGATCCAAGGCACGCCCATAAGTCGGCGGACCTCGCTGCTGCGGATGTGATGGCGGGTCTCGCCGATCGACTTCCTGCGGTCCTCGCCGGAGTGGCCGTAGACGCTGATGGTGTCCCCAACTGGGCAGAGACAGCCAGGCGACATCAGCGGCAGGTTGCTCTCGAATAGCCGGTGCCGCTTGATGTGGCGTAGGCCCATCGCCCACCCGCAGATCAACACTGGGTGGTCCATCGGAGCGCCGGGGACGTTCTCAATGAGGTAGGGGCCACCCCACGCGCGCAGCAGCTCACGGACGGCCGGCACGAGGTCAGGGTGCTCGGCGCCGCGGCCCGTCGCGCTGGCGCTGGCGCTGTAGCGCTGGCACGGCGGCGAGGCATGGATCACGTCGAATTGGTCGAGGAAGTCGCGATCCCGCAGCACATCGATCGCATCCGCCTCGATGAACTCGAACGGGTACGAGAGACGCTGCTCGATGTCCACGCCGACGACCTCGAAGCCTGCATCCCAGTAGCCGACAGAGCAGCCCCCCGAGCAGCAGAAAAGGTCAAGTAGCCGCGGTCGGCGCTGCGTAATCTCGGCCGTAGGTAGTGAGTCAGGCATGGTCGGTCTCCTCGCTAGGTGCGGGCATCAACGCCCGAAGTTCCGGTAGGCGGCGGGGCTTCAGGACGCCGTAGGCCGCGTCTGAGTCGATGAGTTCGCCGTCCCCGATGCGGCCGTGCATCTCCTTGATCCACGCGATCGTCTGGAGCGGCGTGAGGTCGGGCGGCGGGGTCAGTGGCGGGTGCTCGTCGCGGCGCTTGGCCCGGATGCGCTTCACTTCGGCGATGATCTCGGCCGGCGCGATGAACGGCTGCCGCATCAGTACCGACTTCACAGCCAACTGCGCATCCTCGAACCGGACCGCACAGAGAAGGTCCGCCCACACGGTCGGCGTGAACTCGTCCATCTTCTGCTGCGGACAACACGCCGCCACGTAGCGGCACAGCTTCAGCGCTTCCTCGGCGTTCACTGGTCCGCCCCCCGCAGTGCATCCAGAGCGCGGGCGCGGTCGGCGGCTGCGTCCCAGTCGATGCCACCAGGACGCGGCACGCTCTTCTGTCGCTGCGCCTGAAGCCGCAGGGTGTCGAACTTCTCCCGGAGCTTCGGAAGCGACAAGATCACGCCACGCCAGAAGGGGTCGGCCTGGCACCAGTCGATCGCGCCGTGGATCTCCTGCTCGGTGCGCTTGTCCTTGTCGAGCATCAGCCGCGCTGAGGTGTGCCACGACTTCCCGATGTTCGGCCGCTTGCTGCCATTGGTCTCGATGGCGTCTGCGAGGTGGTTGCAGATGCGCTCTACGTCGGGGGCGGTGGTGACGATGTCGAGAGATGCCCCGGTAGTCGGCGCTGCGGCGTCAGCCGCGTTGATCTTCTCTCTCTCTTCTCTCTCTCTCTTCTCTCTAGGCATCGCTGACTCGGATGCATCGGGCATTGCATCGGGCATGCTCGATGCATTGCTAACCGCATTGCTAGATGCATCCCAGCGGCGGGATGCGGCCCGCTTCGCCTTCTCCGACGCGCCCTTGACCTCGGTGCTGCTGCGCTGGTGCTCGAGGTAGTCGTGGACCTCGGCCTTGCCTCCCGTTGGCCCGTCGACCCAGAGGCCGGCGGCGAGGAGCAGTTCGGCGTCGACCTCTGTTGCGCCGGTCGACCTGAGCAGCGCCTTGATGGGCACGATGCCGTCGGTGAGGTGCTGGGCGGCGTACCCGATGGAGCCGATGTGGAGCAGTACGGCGGTTGGGGACTCGTCGAGGATGGACAGCACCTTGGGGTTGGTGAGGTAGCCGACGTCGAGCTTGAAGTACGCGCGCTTGTCGGCCATCAGCGCTTCCCTCCCTTGCATTTGGTCTCGTGTTCGCGTTGGCGGTCTCGGGCGGCGTTCGGGCCGGCCTCGTAGCGCAGCCATCCGCATGTGCCGCAGGTGATGACGTGGCCGCCGCGTTCGTAGGTGATCGTGATGGTCACTCAGGCCACCTCCTTCGTGTAGCGGTCGGTCTTGAACCCGTAGTGGTCTTCGATGTGGGTGGTGGAGTGTCCGCGGGCGATGAGGGTGTGGACGATCTCGGTTGCTTCGGCGCGGGTGAGTTGCCGCGGCCGGGTGCCGCTGTCGAGGACGCGACGGACGACGGCATGGTCGACCTGGTCTTCCCAGGGGCCTTCGGGTTCGGCGGTGGGCGGCTCGGGGTCGGTGTCGATGTCGTCCCACCCGAGAGGCGGAACCGCGCCGCGACGCAGGGCGTTGTTCCGCGTCTTCGTGATGCCCGTCCGTTGCCCCAGGGTCTCGGCGACGGGAAGTCGCATCGACAAGTCCCGGTAGACCGCGTCGAGTTTCTCGAAGGTTTCCGCGTAGACGCGGGGGTGGCTGCCGATCGCGTAGATCTGGCACTTGTGCTTGACGCCCATCGCCGCGGCCACCGCTCCGCGCGACCATCCGAGGCACGCCAGGGCGTCGAGGCGACGGACAGCCCGCCACGATTCGACGGTGCGGCGCCGGCCTTGGAGGTGTTCGTACTTCAAGCGTTTGCTGTAGCGGGAGGAAGGGGTGCGGCAGCACTCCTTTCGGCAGCCGGCGATGTACCCGGCGTTGGTCCCATGCCGGGGGTCGTCGGGGCTCATGCGGCGACCAACTTCCGCTTGTAGGCGTGCCTCTGCTGACGTGCCCGTTCGTCGCGGCAGTCGTCACAGAGCTGCCGCTTGTGTCCGAGTTCGACACCGCAGCCACAGACGCGGGGCTTGCGGCCTTTGTGGTCTGGTACGCGGCCCCCGGTCTTGCTGCGGCAGGTCTCGGTGACGGTGGCGCCGCAACGGCAACCGATCGCGTCGGCGTCGAACCCAGCCGGCTCCTCGACGACGAGGGTCGGCGCGCTGGGTGCGGGGTGCCACTCGAGGACGCGGGTTCTGATGTTGATGACCCAGGCGCCGTCCGTGAGGCCGATGGGCTCGTCTTCGTCGGGGGTCACGCGATGCCCTCCTCGTAGTAGGTGATGTCGGTCAGCTCGAGCCACATGGCGGCGGGCTGTCCGTTGGGTGGGTGGATCTCGCACGACGCGCGGGGGATGTGCACCCAGGAGTCGTCGGGGAGGATTTCCTCGAGGACGAGGGCGTCCTGGCATTCCTTGAGGGTCGGGCCGAGGTTGTCGGAGTCGCGGCGGTGCTTGGTGGGGATGAGCCAGTGGAGGGTGACGTTGGCGCCGACGATGGGTTGCAGGTCGGCCTCGAACACGGCGCGTCGGGCTTCGGCGAGGGTCTGCTTCACGAGCGGCGACCGGAACCGTGTGTGGCCCCGGTCGTTGCCGGTGAGCGGTGGCTTGGTCCACGGGAGGTCGATGCGGATCACGTCGCACCGCCGTCCCGACCAACGGGCGAAGTGATCGGCTTTTCGTCGCCTCGGATAACTGCCTTGGCGGCAGGGCTGAGGTCCTGGTCTGCGAGCAGTCGGGCGTAGACGGCGCGGACGTACTGGGTGGCCTCTTCGGCGTTCAGACTCACGAGACCGCCTCCAATCCAGGGATGAACCGGTCGTCGCACGACGAGCAGAGCGCGCCGACCTTCGACTTCTTGGTCCGGGTGGCGGCGAGCACGGCAGGGTCAGCGCCCCAGCCCCACGTCCTGCGGTGCAGCGGGATGTCCTCGCGGTCGGCGATCTCGGCCTCCAGGGCGGCGATCTCCTCGAAGACCTCCGGGAACCACGACGACACCTCGGCGCGCTCGCCGGCCGACGCGAACGAGCCGCACAGGCACTCGCCGGACATGTGGATCAGGTCGGACACCTGGTTGACCGGGACGTCGCCCCGCATGAGGCGGTAGGTGTTCAGGTCGAGCTTGGTCCAGTTGACCAGCGGCGACACCCACACGGTGGACCGGTTGCGCTCAGACTCGGGGATCTGCGCTCGACGCTGCGACTCGGAGCGCCTGCGCCCCGCGAGGAACACGACGCGCTGCTTGTAGGGATGGGTCACCAGCTCGCGGCGCACCTGTTGCAGGGCGCGCTCCTTGAGGCGCTGGAACATCTTGAAGTGGTGGCCGGGGCCGGGGAACCCCTGGTCGAGCACAAGAGCCCGGTAGTGGTCGGACTCGCGCGGCGGGGTCCGCTCTAGCAGGGGCAGCCCCCACTCCTCGCAGGTGTTGCGCACGAAGTCGCGGGTCTGCTCGATCCCGATGGTGGTGTTGGCGTGGGCGGCGTGGGTTGCGACGTCCTTGAAGAGGTGCGCGAGGACGGTGGAGTCGTTGCCCCCGGAGAACAGGATCACGATGCCCGCGGTGGTGCGCTTCCCCATCGGGATGTGCTCCTCGATTGCGCGGTCGAGGATGCCGTAGGACTCGGCGATCAGGTGGGTCACGCGGGCCTCGCGCTGGGGTCGCGTCAGGCGTGCGACGTCCTCCGCGGAAAGCCGATCACTTTCGGCCTTGCTCTCGGCGTTCATGCGCCGGCCCCGGTCTCGAGCGCGGCGACCTCGGCGCGGATTTGTGTCTGGCGTTCGGGGGTTGCGGTGTGCCATTCGACGGCGAGTTGCTCCTTGCGCGTCAGCTCGGGCAGCGGGTCGACGGTGTGCTTCTTCCGCTTGCCGCGGGTCTCGGTGAGCATCACGGACAGCGGCTTGCCGTCGGGGAGGTCGCTCAGGTGGGACACTCTGATTCCGCCGACCTTGTCGCGGCCGAAGGTGACGTCGGGGTCGCCGTAGAGGGTTGCCCGTCGGCCGACCCATTCCTTGGCGTTGTCGCCCCACGCCTCGACCATCAGCTTGAGGACGGTGACGGCCGGACGCCAGACCCGCGAGTCACCTTCGATGGCGATGTCGTACTGCTGCTCGCGGGTGCCCTTGGTGACGCCTGCGATGGTGATGGTGCGGGTGACGCCGCCGAGGAAGTCCTCGAAGTTGAGTTGGTCGGTCTTCTTTTCGATGGTGACCTTCAGGTCGCTCACAGCTTGAGCTCCACTTCGGTAGGCGTGTCGAGTTGGTCGGCGTGGTCGAAGAAGTAGTAGTTGGGGAGGTGGGTGGGCTCGGCGAAGAGTTCGTCGTAGCCAGCCCAGGTGCCGGACGCTGTGGACTCGGCGTAGATGCGGATGGCGCGGTCGTTGAGCTCGGCGGCGACGCTCATGGCTTCTTCGTCGGGCGTGTGGATCTGCACCAGGTAGGGGGCGCTGGTCTCCTGGCAGATGAACTGCACCGGCTGGTCGCCTGCCCGGTGGCCGAGCGCCCGGAGTCCGCGCCCGTAGAGGTCGGCCTGCTGGTGGTAGCCGTAGGACGCCATCGCCTTCTGGAATCCGCGGCGGCTGGAGTCTTCGCAGGTCTTGTAGTCCCAGGCGCGGTAGTCGCCGAGGAGGTCGTAGCGGGCGCGGAGCCAGATGCCACCTTCTTGCCAGAACCCGGAGACCTCGGAGGCGCAGTCGGCGAGGATCGCGGCGACCCTGGGCTCGGCCTGGAGCGCTGCGACCATGCCGAGGATCTGGTTGCGCTCGGCTGCGGTGACACCGACGGCGGCTTCGGTGGCGATGAGGTCGGCCATCGCGGCACGTTCGTCTTTGCCTGCCTTGGTGCGTCCGTCGTGCTGCCAGACGATGAGCTCGGGGCCGGCGCCGAGTGCGTGGGCGTGGGCTGCTTTGCCGAGGTTCATGGACTTGGTGGGCTTGCGGTCGCGGCGTTGGGCGACTGCCTTGGCGGGGACGTGGTTGGTGAGGAGCCGGGCGAAGGTGCTCGAGAGTGAGCCGCCGGGGATGGGGTCGGCGTGGTAGGTCTCGTCGGACATGTCGTGGACGAGGCCGGGCGTCGTGATGCTCATGCGACGTCTCCTTCGACGCGCCAGTCGCGAAGTCCGTCGCGGATCTGGCGGTCGAGCTGGTCTTCCGTGCGGTCGTCGAGGGCGTCCCATTCGGAGTAGTAGCCGCCTGCGTGGGTCCAGTTGTTCCAGTAGGTGTCGGCGTCGATCTCGGTGGCCGTGGGTGTGGGTTGCTTCTCGGCTTTGGCGGTGATGGTGATGACGAGTGCGGCGAATCCGGCGACGCAGGCGATGGTGACGATGAGGCCGGTCATGCGGTCACGCCCTCGTTGAGTACGCGGACGTCGGAGAGGCTGTCCCAGTCGTCGGCACCCCCGGTTCGCGGCTGCCAGTTACCGTCGTGGTCGCGGACCCATGTGCGGGGCACGGGGTTATGGACGCAGGCTGCCTCGACGACAGCACCGAGTCCGGTCGGCTCTTCGGGCTTCGGCGGCTCGATGAGGCTGTGGAGTGCGGCCTGCACTTTGTCGGCGATCCGGTCGAGGCTGTAGTCGTTGACCGAGACGCGCAGGACCGCTTCGATCCCACTGCGCAGAGCGGAGGCGAGGGCTTCGACCTGCTCGCGGTCCTCGGGGTCGATGACGACGAGAGGTCGAGGGGTCAGGTCTGCGCCGCCCGCGTCATGGATGGTCGTGATCGCCACGCCATCAGCCGCGTAGGACGTGGGGTGCGCGAACGTCCAGCCGTGGACCTCGCGCATGGCGAGGAAGTCGCCGCTCGTCGTCGTCACCATCGCGACGTCACCGGGCTTCCACTCGCGGCTCATGCGGCCACCTCGTCGGCGAGCGGGGTGGGGACAGCGAACGTGACCCGCAGCCCATCAAGACCCAACGTCCCGGTGGCGCGGTGCCAGTGGCGGCCGTCGTGGTCGTACTCCTCGGCGGTGACGTCGGCGGCGTAGTCAGCCCACGCGTCGAAGTCGTCGACCGTGGCGAGGCTGAGCGCGAGGCCGTCCATGTTGTCGTGGCCGACGACGCTGACGGTCGCCGGGACAGCGAGGCCCATGCGTGCGGCCGACGCGAGCTCGTAGGCCGCGTGGTGGAGGCGGTGGACGAGTCGGTCTGTGGTGTCTGTGTCAGACATGTGGCATCCTGCTTTCTGAGTTGCTTGCATTGGCCCCGTCGGTCGCACCCGGCGGGGCTTTCTCTTTGGCTGGTGGATCAGGTGGGTGGTTGTCGGCGCGCTTCCCACGTCAGAGCGACGGCCAGGAGCGCGACCGAGGCGAAGGCGATGACGGCCGCGAGAGTGCCCGTCATGCCGCAACCCAGGTGACGGGGATCGGCAGCCACACGCACACGAAGCGGCGGACAGTGGCGACCCAACGGCCGGTCACTCGTCTGCCCCTGACGCGCAGCTCTTGTGAATCCAGCGGCCTTTCGCCTTCGTGGCTTGGCCCCAGTCCTCAATGTCGCGTCCGCAGCGGGGGCAGTCGTTGGCTGCGCTGTGGGACGCGAGGCCTGCGCCGCCGTAGGTGGTGTTTTTGCGTCCGCGGCTCATGCGCCGGCCCCCGTGGTGCCGGGCGAAGTGCTCGACTTTTCGACGATGCCGTCGAGCGTGAACGCCACATTCAGCGGCTTGTCGGGGAGGGTGTACGCGGCGTCTTGCGCGGACGAACCGTTCAGAACTGCGGCGATCGAGATCTCGGCCCCGTCATCCCATTCAAGGTCGCCGCTGGCGTTGCGGTGGCGCCGGTCGTGGCCTTCGATGCGGGCGCACTTCATCCGGGCATCCTGCGAGGCGTCGGCGAGGCTCTCCACGATGTATCGCCGCTGGCAGACGGGCGGTTCATGTCGCGCCAGCACCTCGCGAGCGATCCGCAGGGACTCGCTCACGAAGCACCCGTCGTGGTCGCTGTAGCACTCTCCGGCAGGCGAGGCGCAGGACGCCTGGTCTGCGATCCGCTGAACCACTTCTCGCAGCCCGGCGATCGCATCATTCTCGGTCTTGCTCTCGGCGTTCACGCTGCACTCCGAGTAGCAGCAGCCTCAGACCCGAGCCAGACGGTCAGGGCCTTCGCGCGGGTGGAGGGCAGGTTCGACTTCACGTAGCCGACGGAGACGACGAGGCCCCGGTTGCGGGCCGAGGTGAGGCGGCCTCCGATGAGCGGCTGTGCACTGTCGGGGAGCACCTTGCGGAGTTCGTTGGCGGAGAACTCGCGGGCCGAGGCTGCGAACTGTTCGATCTTGGTGTCGACGATCGCGATGAGGCGGGGGTCTGCGTGGTGTTCGCGGAGGGCGATGCCGGCGTCACGGAGCTGCTCAGGGGTGCTCATGCGGTCGCCCCGAAGGTGCGGTCGTGGTCGTACCGGTTGCGGCTGACCTGACGGACCGCCTCCATGCAGCGATCGCACCTGCAGTTCCGGCTGTTGTAGCCACTGGGCGTCCCGTGGTGTGCCTGGTTCTTGACGTAGGGCCGGTCGGGGTGGGTCTTGTTCCACCCGGCGATGACGACCTTGGGGAGTTCGCCGCGCATAGAGACTGCGCCCGGGGTGACCGTCATGGCCCAGTCGCGAACCTCGGGGGTACTCGGGTACTGGCTGGTCATGCGATGCTCCTCTGGCGGCGGCGGCGCGAGGTGGCCGGGCGGGCGGTGGAGTTGCTGGCTGCGGCGACCATCTCGGCGACGGCCTCGGGGGAGACCCACCAGGCGCCGCCGATCTTCGAGCCGCGGAGCTTGCCGGTGCGCAGCTGCTGGCGGACCCAGTCGGCGTTGCCGGTGGGGGTGCGGGCGGCGACCTGTTCGGGTGTCAGCCAGTCGGGCTGCTCGGTGGTCATGCGACGTCACCTCGGATGGCGTGCATGTTGTTGGCGAGTACGCGGGTGACGTCGCGCAGCCAACGGTCGGTGGGTGTGTTGACGCCGCGCTCGACGCGGGAGAGGTAGGAGAACGACGTCCCGGACCTCTCCGCGAGGTCGCGGAGGCTGAGCCCTTGCGCCTCTCGCGTGATGCGGATTGTGGTTCCTGCGTGTTCCATGGCGCAACTCAAACACAGGAGGCACGGAACCCGCAACCAGATACGTGGAATCCGAAGAGATACTTAATTTTGCGTATCTTGCGGGTGCCGGTCTTGACCGCACCGCTCTACATCTGTGTAAATGTGTGACAGACGCAAGCCGATGGCTACGCTTCGTCGTACCAAACGAATGGAGGCGACATGCAGGACGCACAAGCACTCGGGGCGCAGATCCGGCAACACCGCAGGGCAAGGAAGATGACTCAGCAGCAGCTCGCGGACGCTGCGGGACTGTCTCTTCGGATGATCCAGGACACTGAGGCCGGCAAGCACAAGCCCCAGCCTCAGAACCTGGTCGCGCTCCGTTCGGCCCTTGAGATCGAGGGCGACGCCAAGCAGACGGAGGACGACTTCCCGCCGGACGTCAAGACCTTCCTGTACGTCATCGGCGCCTTCCTCTCGTCCATGCCCGAGCGCGACCGAGGTGAAATGATCCGAGAAATCACAACGCACATCGTGCGTAGGTGATAGACACAGGGCCACATCAGGGGGTTGGATGCTCGCCCCCATGCCTAAGGGAGTCTCGGGCCAATGCTCGGTTGTGAAGTTCTGTTTGGGAAGACTCAGGGCGCACGCGTGCGCGCGATGGTCGAGGGGGCTGTTGGCGGCGCTTGTCCTTGCGTGCTTGACCAGCCCTGTCCGTTGATCGTGCCGCCGACGTCAGATCAGACGACCACGGTCACGGCACTCATCGCTCAGGCCGTCACCAAGGCCGTGGACGCAAAACACGAGGGTGTGTTTGCGTCCTGCGGTGTATAACACCTGCCACTAGCGTCACGCTGGTGCCCAACCAGCCAGCGACTCCGCTGATCGCGTTCCGGGCACCGGACGAACTCCGGGATGAGTTGCAGCGCATCGCTGACGATCGCGGCGAGTCGCTCTCGGATGTTGTGCGGAGTGCGTGCTGGGAACTCGTGCGCCGCTACCCGATGGGCGAGTCCTGAGCGGCGGATAGGGCGAGCGGTGGACCGGCAGCCAGGCCAGTGGCTGCGAACGCCAGCGACGCCGCCGCACCGGCCTGCGCCTGCGCGTCGGGCATCAGGTGGCCGTAGAGCCGCTGCGTCGTGAGGTAGTCCTCGTGACCGAGCCGCTGCTGAATCACGTCGAGACGGATGCCCTGGGCGATCAGCCATGACGCGTGGGTATGGCGGGCGTCGTGGATGCGCGGCCGGAAGTTCAGAGTCCCGGCGCAACCGCACGGCTCAGGCAGGATGGTATAGCCCTTCTCGTCCTTCTCCGGGTGGACCAAGCAGAGCTGCGGCTTGCCCGCGAGGCATCGGCACTTCGGTGCGCGGTGGTCGGCGCAGATGGATGCCCGGAGCGTCGCTGGCTTCCAAACGCGGTTGAAGAAATTGCTGTGCGTGACGGGCTCGCCTGAGAAGGTGCGGAACAGGAACCCCTCCCGTGCGCCGGTCAGCAGCGGCTCGACGACGTCGACCACCTCGAGCGGGATCACGATCGTCCGCTTGCCCGCCTTCGACTTCGGGGGGCCGAGGTGCCGGGGCTTCTGCTTCCACGACCGGATGACGCGCATCGTGGGCTCGGGGAGCCAGAGGTCCCCGTCGTGGCGGCCGGCGTTGAGGTTGAGGTCGCGCTCCTGGGCGGCGGTGGTCTCTGAGAACCGGGTGCCCATGCCGAACATCCACACGAGCATCGGGCGCCACCGTTCTGAGAACTCGCGGTAGAGGACGTCGAACTCGGAGTGCGTGAGGAACATCGGGTCGTCTTCGTCCTCCTCGCCTGCCCGGCCGATGCGCACACCGCGGGCGGGGTTCGCGCGGATCGCTTCGGGCCACTTGTCGACGGCGGTGTTCAGGGTGGCTGAGAGGACGGAGTGGGCGTTGGCGATCGTCTTCGGCTTCCCGGTTGCGCTGTTCACCCAGCGGGCGATGTCGGCGCGTTCGATCTCGTCGATGCGCAGCGTGCCGAGCTTGGGGAGCCAGGAGCGTTCGGAGATGGCGAGGTAGTCAGTGCGGGTCCGCTCCTCGACTCCGGTGATGTTCTCGACGTGGTAGATGAGCGCTTCGCGGACGGTGGGGACGTAGCCGTCGGAGCGGGTGTCTTCGCGGTCGCGGAGTTCGATGGCGCGCGCGGGGCCGATCGCGGGGTCGAGCATCCGGGAGATGAAGACGTTCGCGGCGATCTCGGTGGGGAAGGTCTCGGTGCTCTGCTTGCCGTTGACGCGGAGCCGGACGCGCCAGGTGGTGGTGCCGTCGGTCTTCTTGTAGGCCACGGCCTTCGGTGCGAGCTTGCGTCCCATCAGGGCCGCCAGTTCTCGTCGTAGTCCGGGTGGTCGGCGTACACCGCGGCGAGAGGGTTGAGGACGCTCTCCCAGTACCACTCGCCGCTGGAGGTCTCGGCCCACTCGACAATCTTCCGCTTGGCCTCGCACTCGGCCAGCGCCCGGGAAGGCTCGATGCAGAGAAGGTCGTACTCGTCGTGCCACGAGAGGAGCCACGGCTCGAACGGCTTCTGAGCGCCGATCTGTCGCGCCACGAACTGAGCGCGCTCCTCGTCCTCGGCAATGCGGGCCAGCAGGAAGGCGGTCAGCGTGAGCGTCGCGGTCTCGGTCATACCTCCATTGTGCACACGAATGTGCGCGCGGTGTGCAAAAAGGCCCCCCGACTCGCGTTTCGCGAGGTCAGAGGGCCTTTTTCTTGGGGTGAGTAACGGGACTCGAATCCGAGACTCACTCCGAGGGGAGAAGGTAAACATGCAGGTCAGAGCCCCTTTTGGTGTGCGTCTATACGTGCACAAGCCTGATCGCTAGTGGTCATAGGTGCAAACGTGCACATTGGGCGGAAGTGGCTCCCGGGGTGGTGTCCGCGATCCTCTGCGCGACCACGTCCGGCGGGCGATGATGGACGACATGACCGAGCGCACCGCGCCCCCGCCAGGCTGGTACCAACACCCAGGCGACCCGACCGTGATGCGCCACTGGGACGGCCGAGAGTGGACCGGACACACCGCGCCCACCGGAACAGTCGAGGCCGCGCGGCCGACAACCACCGGGGCGCCCGACGAAATCCCGCCGCTGCTGAACCCACGCTCCGGGTCACACCTCGTCACCGTCGGCGTGGTCAGCGCGCTCCTCCTCCCCATCGTCGGGATCGTCATCGGGATCGTCCTGCTGTTCAAGGAACGCGTCGGGCCAGGGCTCGGCTGCATCCTGCTCGGTGTCCTCGCGACGTTCGTGACCTACGCGCTGCTCGCCTGACGCCGCACGTCCTCGACCAGCACCCACACGAACCGCTGCGCCAGGCGCTCATCAGCAAGCCCCGTCACCCAGACGTGCGTCCGAGTCCACCGCTGCGCCCTACCGGGCAGCCAGACCTCGCCGTCTGTCTCGAGCTCCAGTCGCACCTCGACGTCGACCGGCTCTGCCTGGTCGCGGATGCCCTCCGCGTGCCGGCGTCCGTCGGCGGCCATGAGCGGCCACCGCTCGTTGAGGACCCGTTGCTTGCGGCCCGGCTCGCCGTAGGTTGGCCGGTCGCCGGGCGCGCCGTCGGTGTACCTGCTCACGGACGTGACGGTAGACGGGCGGTCCGTCACCCGCCAGAGTGGGCGGCGTGAGGTTGCCGTACTGGTTGGCGAGGGCGCTGGGTCGCGCTGACGGGCCGCGGATGGTCCGCTGTGGCCGGTGCGGTGCCTTCGTGGCGCGGGACTCGGCAGTCAGCGCCTCGACAGCGCGCGGGTTGTTCTGCTCGAGGGAGCACGCCGAGGAGTCCGAGCTCGACTCGCACTGGTGACCGTCGCCCGGACATGCAGAAACGGCCCGCCACCCCATGATGGGTGACGGGCCGTTTGCATCTGCTCGGTCAGCGTACCTGCCGGTCCATCCCGGCCAATTGCTCGGATCAGGCGGCGGCCAGCACGTCGCCGACGGGGAGGACCGGGATGCCGGACGCGGCGGCGTAATCGACCAGCGCAGTCCACTTCGAGAAGTCCCAACCGATGCTGCCATCGCCGTCGAACTTGTGGCCGTAGAAGTGCAGCCAGCCATCGTCACCAGCGACCAGCTTGTCGATCTTGCCGGTGGCGTTCGCGATGGTGCGACCGGAGTTCAGCGACACGGCGCGGAGCTGGTGCCGGTCGCCGGGGCGCGAGGACTCCATCACGGCGTTGAACGTGCCGCGCGCCGAGGAGGGGAAGTAGCTGCGCACGGCGTCGATCACCGCGGCGTTGTACTTGCCGGCCGGGTAGCAGAAGTGGTTGATGTCGAAGCCGTTGGCGTCGAGCCACGCCCGCAGGCCGCTGAGTTCGGTGTCGAGCGCGCCGCTGCTGATGTTCGGGTAGTAGAGGTTGTGGTTCGCCGCCGTGAAGGAGTGCCCGGCGACCTCGTGACCCAGCACGTCGTGCATCTGTCGGAGCTGGCTCAGCGTGAGACACCCGGCAGTGCCGAGCACGTCCACGATCGTGTAGAGCGTGCCGCGCATCCCGTACTTCCCCAGGTACGCGAGCGCCTCGGCCTGGCTGCCGAACGAGTCATCGAACGAGAAGGAGATGGCCTTCGGGTAGGCCAGCGAGGGCGCCACGGCGTCAACGCGGCCGATGGTGAACCCGAACGGCGTGCCGGTGTTGTCGTCAGGCCAGAGCACCTGCTTGTCGCTGAGCGCGGACCGGTCCGGCGTCCCGACCACTGTGGCGTCGGCGAAGGTCAGGGTGAAGGTGGTGAACTGGCCGTCCACGAAGTACTCGGGTGCTGCACCAGGGGCGCTCAGGTCCCAGCGGTAGTAGTTCGCGAGAGCACCCCCGGAGCCGAGGTAGAGGGTGCACGGCCCGGCCTTGGCGAGCGCACTCGTGTAGATCGAGAAGCGCGGGTTCTTCCCGGTGAAATCGACCGTGGTCCCGCCAAGCTTGCGCAGGCGAGACACGCCGCCCGCTCCGTCCGAGAGGCGCGTCACGGCCTGAGTGCCGACCAGGAACCGGGACGTGTCGTTCAGGGTCGTGGTGCCACCAACCGACCCAGTGTCAACCCAGCCATGTCCCGCCTGCATGTTCTCCACGACGAGCGGGGCCGGGGACTTGAGGGCTGCGAGCGCTGCGGCGATGCGCTTCTCGACGTCGCTGCTGCGGTCGATCGCGTAGGTGTCCGACGCCTTGGTCAGCGTGAGCGCCGGCACCCGCAGCGAGGCCGTGCCCCGGATCGCCCAGGGGTTCGCCACGCCACCGAGACCGCCTCGGCCGGAGAACCGCTCCTCGTCGGTGAAGTCGGCTGACGCGACGAGCGTGCCGCCGACTCCGCTGTAGAGCTCGAAGCCCTCGACGCTGCCCGTCACTGGGGAGGTGCCGCCGAGCGCGCTGCCCACCTCGACCGCGGCCGTGGTGGCGAACAGGTTCCCGGTCGCCGCGGTGGCCGAGGCGTACTGAGTCCACACGCCCGCGACCAGGGTGTACCACTTCACGGCGCCGGTCGAGGCGACACGGGTGATGCGGAGCCCGGCCAGCGACTGGCCGTCGACCACGCCTGGGGTCACGGTGGCGGTGTCGATCGCCGTAACGGCCGTGCCGTCGAGCGAGATGTTGAGCCGGATCGTGCCGCCGGTTCGCTGCTGGATGCTCCACGAGCGCTGGTTGCCGGTGCCGATGCCCTGCCCGGCGAGGTTGACGCTGGCTGCCGGGGTCCAGTCGGCCTGGGTGAGTCCGAGGAGTCGGACGTCCAGGTCGCCCGTGACCGGACTGACCGAGACGGTCGCGAACGCGCCGGCCGCGCCGGGGAGCAAGAGGAGCTGGCCAGTGAAGTCGGTGTCCGTGATCCCGTTCGCAGTGATGTAGTCGTCGACCGCAGTCTCGGCCGCAGCGGCAGCGGCGGCAGTCACGGTCGGGGAAGCGGCCACGGCGGCGTCGACCTGAGCCGGGATGTCGGCATCGACGATGCCCGCCACAACGCGACCGTCGACCGCCTCCTGCGGGGTCCCGTCGTACTCCTCGTCACCCGCGATGCTCCGAGCATTCGAGGCCGAAAGGGCGGCCCCGGTGAGGGGGCCGGTGGTGACGTTGGCAGCTGTCTGCGCGTCGTGCGTCGCGCCGACCGCGGCAGCCGCCTCGGCGGAAGCGGCAGCCGAGGCGGCGTTCTCCGCGACCGTGGCGCCGAAGTCGCTCGTGACCGCGATGAGGTCGACGTTCGTGATCTCGGCGATCGTGAAGTCACCCGTGATGGTGGTCTTCGCGAGGACCCACCGCTTCGGCAGAGACGAGTTCTCGAGGGGCTCGACGGTGAACCGCCAGATGACGTCGTCGCCCATGTCGCTGTCGAGGGGGATCTTGAACGTGTCGGGCAGGACACCGTCGTCGTCGGTCTCGACGATCTGCGGCCCCCACGTGATGCGGTCCTCGGCGGGGAAGCGGAGGGCGCCGGACGTGGTCTCGGGTGACGCGATGAGGCGTGCGCGGATACCGGAGTCGCCGCCGGGCTCGGTGATGCGACCGCTTCCGGTCGCGTAGGTCATCGCCACGAGGGGCTCCTTCAGTCGAAGTCAGCGAGTGCGTCGTCGATGACGCGGGCTTTCGGCCAGAGGCGTCGGCCGAGGTGGAACAGTGCGCGGCTGATGAGTAGCCCGGTGGCGACGTTGAGCGCGACGGGCAGGTTGCTGGTCTCGTCAGGGCGCGCGGGCATGGCTACTCGTCGCCGACGTTGGCTCGCGCGACACCGACGACGGGGGCGAGGAGCAGCGCCCACGCCGCGGCCTGCTCGCCGTCGATGAGGCCGTAGACGACGGCGACGCCGATGGCGGCGAGGGCTGCTTCGTAGAGGCGCTTGCGGCGTGCGGGCGTGAGCTTCATCGGGTCTCCTTGTGCTGGCGTGGGTGGTGGACGGTGATGCCGACTGCGTTGTGATCGCCGTCGACATCGACGACGCGCTTGTTCGTGACGCGCCAGGACTGGGGCACGAGGATGCCGATGAGGGCATCCATGAATGTCTGCTTGCCGGTGGCTGGTTGGACTGCGCGGGCGAGCTTGTTGAAGTCGCCGAGGTCTGCCCCCCGTGGGCCGAGGCGGCGCATCATGGGCTGCCAGATCGCCCAGAACCGTTTGGGGGGTAGGTGCGCGACACGGAACTTGCGGAACCGTCGGCCGTCGACCCTGCCGCGGATGACGAGGATGTGCCGGGTCCGCATCCCGATCCGCCGGCCGTTGATGAAGGGGCGGACTCCGGTGCGGTACTTGACAGTCACCTCGGTCAGCCGCTTCGTGTCGATGATCGCGGCGACCCCAGCCTTGTCGAGCGGGCCGCGTTGGATGAGTCGGAGGTCGCGGTCGTCGCCGACGAAGGGCGCCCATTCGATGGGCTTCACCTTCAGCAGCAGCGACGCCTCGACGACGCCGGTCACCACCGCGTTCGGGAACGCGCGCAGGGTCTTGTGGACGATGCGCGCGGACCGTTCGGGCGCGACTCCGCTCCCCGCCATCGCGTTGCAGACGACGAGGTCGAACGATGTGTGGGTCATCGCGGCTCCTCATGTTTAGTGCCGCTTGACATGAAGTGTCTAGCGATGCTTTAATTGGGCATGGCAAAGATGACGGTCCAGGAGTTCGCAGACGCCAATGGCCTGGACGCAACAGTGATCGCGGACGGCATGGAGGTCGACGTCAGCGAACCGGTGGGAGCACCTCGCATCCGCCAGCACCTACGCGCAGTCGAGGCGAGCGTGGTGGCCGAGTTGACCGACGCACAGGAGCGCGTCGCCTACGCCCGGGAGGATCTGAAGAGCGCTGAGGCGATGCTTCAGGAGGAAGTCCGGAACGCGTTACAGGACGGACTGTCGGCTATTCGAATCGGCGAGGTGCTCGGCGTCAGCCGGGCGCGCGTCTACCAACTGAGGGATGGAAAGCGATGACCAACCAAGCGACCGAGATTGGGGCGATCGACGCAGCCCACCTCGCGAACCAGCGCGACTGGTCCGAGCGCACGTTCGGCCCAGGCTCGCGGCTGCTCGGAGTGCTCGACCACATCCGCAAGGAACTGGTCGAGATCGAGGACGATCCGACCGACGTCGAGGAGTGGGTGGACGTCATCATCCTTGCCTTCGATGGCGCGTGGCGGGCGGGCTGGGAGCCCCAGCAGATCATCGACGCGATCAAGGCCAAGCAGGCGAAGAACGAGGCCCGGACGTGGCCTGACTGGCGCGGCGTGCCTGCCGATCAGGCGATCGAGCACACGTCGTGCGGGTTCCACGCCTGGGGTGCCGATGACCGCTGCGTGACCTGCGGCGACCCTCGCGTCATAACGCCCGACTAGCGCTTCGGGATGGCCCGGAGTCGCTTGAGCCGGGCGTTGATCCGAGCCTTCCGCTCACGCAGCCGCACGATCGTCGCAGCGGCCCACGCAGGACGTGCGGGAGGCGGGTTGGGGATCGTGAGGCCGGTGATCGTCTCGGACCAGCCGGTGTACTTGACGCCCATGCTGCGCTCGATCTGCGCGATGGACGTGGTCCCGACGACGCCAGCCTTGTAGCCGCTGGCCGTCATGTCGGTCGAGCGGATCTTCCCGCCACCGAGCGACACCGCGCGATGACCGAAGCCCCTCGACCCACCAGAGAACGCGACCGGCACACCACGCGGGGGGTTGCGGTCAGTGTGGCGTGCGCTGATCGGCTCCGACTTCCAACCATCCACCGCATCCGCGTCACCATCACGATCCTGGTCGCCGGCAGACGGCGCCCCGAACTGAGTCCGGGTCCAGAGCTGGCAGGTTCCGGGGACGTTGGTCCGCGCAGCCTCAGCGTTCCGTGCGGCCTGCTCGCGAGTGTTCACCATGACGGGCTCCTTCGGGTCGTGCGTGCGGGTGGGGGTCAGTTGCCGTCGTGCAGCGGGTGCATCAACGAGTGCCGTAGATGACGCCGAACAGGACCATCAGCACGCTCATCGCAGCCGCCATCGCAGACAGCGCAGGCCAGATCGGCTTCGGCTTGTTCGACTCGATCGCCGCCAACACATCGGTACGCATCAGCCGCACCTCGTCACGGAGACCACCAAGCGCCGTCTCCGTCGCGGCCTGCTTGATCTCGACACCACGCACACGCGCGTCGAGGTTGAACTGCGACAACATCTCGTCGCGGACCTGGCCCAGCGATGGCTCAGACATTCGTGCCCTCCTGGGCCTCTAGTGCGTCAACGCGGGCCGAGAGGACACGGAAGCCAGCGAGCAACGCCGTCACCATCGCGCCCTGGTTGATCGAGAACGGAAGCCCCTCGACGTCGCGGTTCACGAGGTACTCAAGCCCCGTGTCCGCGACCTCCTCAGCGATCGTTCCGAGGAAGCGGCGGTCCATGTCGCCCTCGACCGTCGGGTCACCGTCGTTGCGGGTGTAGGTCTTCGTGACGATCTGGAGGAGCGCCGCCACGATCCCCGCCTCGTCGGCGGGCTCGATGTTCTCCTTGAAGCGCCGCGACGACGAGTCGATGTGGATGCGCCCGTCGGCGCCCCGCATGACAACCGGGGACCCGCTGCCCGTGGGGAGGGTTGTGGAGAAGAACGCACCCGTCGTCTTAGCGACACCATCCACGTACACGTCGCCGACAAGGTCGATGGTCGCGGACCGGAGACTGGTAGCACTCGCACCCGTCGCGCCGCCCGCCATGCTCAGGACACTGGACTCCGTCGCCGTCGGGAGCGTGCCCGACGCGAGCGTGATGCCCGGCATCCCGAAGAGCGCGAACGGGTTGACCCCACCGGGAGCCTCGCCGTCGATCCCGGAGTAAGCCTCCAAGATCCCACCGCTGCCGTCGTTGCGGAGCACGAGACGCTCACCCTCGTCATCGTCGGCAGTCGCAATGTAGCCGCCGATGATCCTGCGAACAGGGAGGACACCAGGCACCGACTCGATGCGCTCGAGGTCGTCAGACAACAGAACCTCGACAGGTTCGTCATACCCACCCTCAGGCCACGCGTCCCGATCGCCGAACGGGATGTCAACCTGGGCATCGTCGCCGAGACCCAGAGTCACGAAGAGCGTGTAGTCCTTGAGAACCTGGCCGCTCGTGACCACATCGACACTGTCGCCATCCGTCGCAGCCACCGCGAGCGGGACCGACAAGGTCACGGTCTCCGCAACCCGGTCCACCCCGGAATACTCCAGGTCGACACCATTCAGACGCAGCGTGCCGCCCGTGTCAGCGAAGTCGCCAACCCAGTCGACCTCCAACGCCGTCGCACCAACCGACGCAGCCGCAACGAGCTCGCTGCCCTGGTTGACGAGCTTGCAGCCCGTCGCCCAACCCCGAACAGACATCAACGGCTCCTTCGTCGTGGCCGACTGACCCGCCGCACCGCACCGACCGTCTGGTCACCAGACAGCCCCAGCGGGATCGAGGCGGACGTGAACGGCAGATTGGCGTCACCGAACTCGGTGCGGACCGCGATCAGATCGCCGTAGTCAAGGTGGAAGAACGGCACCGACGGAACCTCCATCGACACCTGCATCGGCAACGCGTCACGGAGCTCACGGTTCGCGCGCGCCTTCGCGCCCTCGTCCTTGTGGATCGACGAGTCATCGACCAGCAACGGCAGGAACCGCGGGACACCATGCCGGCCAAGCCGAGCAGGCGCCATCGGGTGAGTGGGCTTCGCGGTCGCCGTCTCGGTGAACTTGACCTGCTTCTCACCCTTCTTCGGCTTCCGCTGACCCGTGACACGCACGTGGTTCTTCACGCCGGTCGCGTCGTAGTCCATCCGCGGGAACCCCGTCAGGCGACCATGCTCAGCGATCGACAACGACACCGCCCGCGGACGACGCCGCAACACCAGCGCCCCGTCACACGAGTAGATGAGCTGCATGTCGATCGAGGCCGCGATCTTCTGACAGACCCGCCACGGCGACGCCTCTTCCTTCCACCCAACCGAGTAGTTCCGCGACAGCCGGGCCTTGTGCGCCTGAGGGAACCGGAACCGGCGCTCCCCAGTGCAGTCGGCCATGATGTCGCGGATCGCGTCGACCGCGTTCTGCCCCTTCTGCACCGTCTTCGGCTGACAACCGTTGACCGCGAGAAGTGTCTTGTCCTGGCACTCGACGACCACCTCGTCGCCCTCGCGGCCGATGCGGATCACCGGCCCCACGAACGGGGTAGCAACCACATCGGTGCCGTCGGAGAGCTCCACCTTGTGGCGGACCCGGATCATCCGGTCGGCGAACACCGCACCCGCGAACGGGCTGTCGGTGTCGAGGTGCAACGAGTGATCGGGGTCGTACAGCGTGACCGTCGCCGTGCGCTTCACGAGACCGTCGCGCTGCAGGTTGACCTGGCCGTCCTTGAACGCGGCCATCCCGATCAACTTCTCCTCCATGTCGAGAACCGCGACACGGATCTCGAAGTCGTGAGGCTCCATCAGCAGCTCGTGGTACTCCGCCATCTGGCGGCGGTTCAGGCCGAGCGGCTGCATCAGGACTCCCAGGGAAGCTCGTCGCGGGTCTGCCACCACTTGAACGAGATCTCGTAAGCGAGGGGCGAATCGGTGCCGTTGAGGGGCTCCACCATCAGGTCGCCGATCGTGACGGGGATGTTCCGGTCGCCATACGACATCCGGTACACCCGACCCTGACCGGAACCCTTGAAGCCCATCGCGGTCGCCTTCATCCGCTCGGCCGTCAGCATCGGGTCCGTGCCGTCGATCAGGACACCCGACACCGCACCACGCGGCGGTGGCTGACCTGCACGGCGACGAACCGGAGGCGCGTCGCCGAGGATCTCGTGAACCACAGCACGCTCGTCCCACGAGACCTCGGTGAACTCGTGGTCCACCAGGAACACAACCTGGGTCCCGACGAACAGCCACAGGCCCGGCGGACGGAGCAGCACAGACGCAGTCGGACCGTTCGGGCCAACACCACTGTCCACGACGGGCAGCACCCGGTAGGCGTACTTCCGGCCCGGCTCGGCGTAGTAGTCACGCCACGCACGGAGGGAGCCGTCAACCCGGTCGATCCACACACCGTCGCGGACGATCTGCCACTCGTCAGCGTCCGCACCAGCAGACCAAGCGAGCCGCACATAGGGGTGGATGCCGGCGGACGCCGTCAACGTGTCGACACCCGGAGTCGCAGCGAGCGCCACAAGCTGCGTCGTCAGGGTGCCGCGAGAGAAGATCGCCTCGCCTGCCGTCGCCACCCGGTCCACGTTGTCCCACACGTCGACCACGATCCGCATCGACTGACCGACCCGCTTCATCCCCTTCGACGGGGTCCACTCCTGGTCGGCACCACCCTCGTACCCGGAGTCATCCAACAGCGCCCCGGAGGTCGCGTCGAACACCCGGACACGCCAAGCAGCCTGGTCGGTAGCAGTCCACGTCACAGGCGGGGTCTTGTCGCCCGTGGTCGCATCCGGCGACGTGATGGTCACCGTCGGCTTCGCCAGCCACGAGAACACGGCAACGTCAGACCACGAAGACCACCCGTTCGCGTTCTTCGCCCGCGCAGCCCAGTAGTACGGGACGCCCTGGGTCGGCGTGAACAGCCCGGTCGTGTCGACCAGGCCAACCCCGGTGAAGATCTCCGCAGACGTGACAGCCCCAGTGAGCGCAGGGTTGGTGGCGATCTTGATCTGAACCGACGTCGTGTCATCTGGGACCGCGAACGACATCGTCGGCGTCGGAGTCGACACCGCCGCACCATCCGGAGACAGGTCGACAGGGGCGTCACCGGGGACGATGTACTCGAGGTCCAGGTAGGGCGGGTACACGCGGCCCTTGGAGCCGACGATCATGACCCGGCTGGTGTCGTTGGTGGTGATCCGCCAACCCCGGTTGACCAGCGACCCCGCGACGATCGCCTGCACGTCGGCGATGATGTCGATCCGGAACTGGGTCCCCTCGGGGACGGCGCCAACCGTGACGCTGTGGGACGCGCCACCGAGAGCCGGACGGTTGTTCCACGTCGCCTTGCTGACCTTGAAGTTCGCCGCGTTGCGCTGGGCGCTGATCGACCGCGACCCACTGAGGCCAAACCGGACGGTACGGAAGACCAGATCGGCCTTCGTGATGACCGCGTTATCCGGGATGTCGGCCGGGACGGTGACATGGATCAGGCCACACTCAGACCCGGAGTCGAGGGCCAGCGACGCGACCTCGCCGTAGTTGTACTTGGGCTTCGCGTCGCGCGTGGACACGGTGGTGATGTTGAGTCTCACTGTCCCGCCCTCCGTGTCTCTTCCTCGAGATCGCGATCACTGCCGATCAGATCGCCCACGTAGCCGTTGAACTCCTGGTCGCCGACCATCAACTTCATGTGGCGCCGACCGCTCGGACCCTTGCCGCCGCTCTTCTTCGGAGCCGGCTTCGGGGCCGCAACGACGCCGAGGCCATTGCCGTAGGAACCGATCGCCGGCAGGTTCGCGATCGCCGCACGAACAGCATTGATCTGCGCGAACGAGTCACCCGTGTCCACCGAGATCCGCGGACGGAACGACCGATCCAGCCCCGTCAACGTGGTCAGCAACTGCTGGGAAGAGTTCTTCGACTCCGGGAGACCCGGCGTGGTGAACCGTGGGGCGACCTTCTTCTGCCCCGTCCGCCCCAACGTGTTGCCGTAGTCCGCGACCTTGTCCTCATTGCCAGTCACAACGACGCCGAGGTGCTGCTGTCCGCCGATCAGAGCCTTGGTCGCCTGGGTCAGATCCTTCGACTCATCGATCCACGCCTTGAAGCCAGCGGCCCTCCGTGGCGCCGTGGCGGCCATGAAGTCGGACTCGCTGCCGACGTGATCGAACGTGGCGTGATCGCCAGCGTGCGAGTCCTTGCTGCCATAGGTGACACCAGCAGCGAGACCGAGAGTCGTGAACAAGCCCGGGAACTTCGCGCCACCAGGCGCGCCACTGGGCAGGATCGGCGGGATGGCGCCCGGCTTGCCGCCGACACCAGGAACACCGGGGGCGCCGAAGCCGGGGTTGGTGACCACAACGGGCAGCGGCGCCGCCTTACTGATCGCACCCAGGAGGCCGCCCTTGGCGCCACCAGAACCGAGGAGCAGCGACGACGCACCGGTCTTCTGCGCTGCCAGCGCACCGAGGCCACCGACCGCGAGGCCCTTCTTCGCCCAGTCGGGCATGTCGTTGAACGCCTCGACGATGCCCTTCGCGTAGGGCAGCGCATCCTTCGCGACATCACGGACATCACCAAGAGCCGACGCCATCGCCGGCAGGAGCTCGTGAGCGAGCGGCTTCGTCTCGTCAACGAACGCGTGGATACCCGAGACGCCATCGTTCTGGAACCAGTCGACGAACTTCTCAGCAGCCGGCAGACCCTTGGTCAACAGGGCGCCCTGGACGTCCTCGATCAGCGGGATCAGCGCCGTGCCGAACTTCTCCTCCAGGTTGCCCCAGGCGACGTCGACCTTCTCGCCCATCGTCGCCTGAGCCTCAGCGGCCCCACCGAACTCAGACTGCAGTTCGCGGAGGATGACCTTCTGGGCGTCAGAGACCTTGTTGTGCTCGAGCAGCGACTCGATGTTCTTCTTCTGCTGCTCGGTGAACGTGACACCAACCCGGGTGAGCGCCGTCAGGCCCTTCGCGGGGTCGTTCAGCGCCTTGCCGACGAGGATGCTCGACGACTTCAGGTCGAGCTTGTTGCCGCCCTGACCGCCAGCCATCGCAGCAGACATGTCCTCGGCGACCGCGACACCCTGACTGAAGATGTCGTTGTTCTTGCCGACCTCGTTGCGGACGTTCTTGAACGTCAGCAACATGTTCGCGCCGCGCTGGATGACCTCGTCGTCCACGCCGGTCTTCAGCGACAGCTTCTCGGCGAGGCGGCCGACCTCGTTCGCGGTGACGCCCGCGGCCTGGCCGGTGGTCTTGATGACCTGCGCCGTCAGCGCCCCGACCTTCTGCGACTCCCGCGCCTCCGCAAGCGAGTCCTTGCCGATCTTGAAGATCGCCGCCGCGGACACGGTGAGAAGACCCGTGGTGAGCAGCGCAGCGCGCTTCGCGTGAGCGGTGAACGCCGACGCCATCGACCGGCCAGCGGCGTCGCCGTACTTCCGGCCACCCGACGTGCCGGCAGCGACCAGGGCGCCAGACGAACCGTGCTCGAGCTTGCTCTGGAAGCCATCGAATGACGGGATGATCTGGAGGGCTGCGTACCCGGCGTCCTGCATCTGGTCACCCCCCGTTCGGTGGTCGCATGACGTTCGCGAGCGCGTCGTCGATGTCGGTGATCTGCTCGGTCTCGTCGGCCTCGGCCCGATCCCGGTCCAACGCGAGGTTCAGAAGCGACTGCGGATCAGACAGGACAACCTGCAGACGAACCCACAGTTGCCGCAGCGTCATCCGGTCCCGGTACAAGTCGGCCAAGTCGTGACCGAGCCGCCAGAACGAGCCCTCCAGGGCGTCCTCGTAGGTCAGGAGGACGGCGAGGAGGGCCCGGAGTTTCCCGAACTCCCCAGGCCCATCGCCTTCGCGATCGCAGTCACGAACTCGGACAGCTCGGACTCACTGGGGTCGATGTCGAAGAGGGCCTCGAACTGCTCGGCGCCAAGCATCACCTCAGCGACGACCACATCCGGGTCGGCCGCCGGCTGCCGGAACCCGTGCTGCAACCCCTTGAGGTGCGACAGGTGGCGCTGCGTCGGAACCGACCAGGACCGACCGAAGTGGTCGAACGTGGTGGTCTCGTGGGTCGTCTCGGACTCGAGGGGGCTGGTGATGTCGTTGGACATGCGGGGTCCTTCCGGGTTGCGGGATAGCGGGATGGGTGAAGAAAGCAGGGGCCGGCCTCCCGCATGAGGACCGGCCCCCGCCGTACTTGGGTGCTACTCGGGGTAGCGGGCGAGGCGACGCTTCACGAGCGACGCAGCCTTCTCGGCCGGCAGGGTGCGGCGCTCACCGAGCCGGGCGCCGTGCGACGCCGACAGGAAGATGACCTCCCGCTCCTCGACCGAAGCCTCGACGGCCTCCGGGGACTCGGCAGACGAAGAGCGGCCCATCACGCCTTCTCCCCCAGGTAGTACGACCACAGCTTCGGGCGACCATCCGCCGACAGATCCGTCGGGTCAGGCATGACCCGCAGCGTCACCGACCGCAGCGACTCCTTGTTGCCGAACGACCGACTGATCGACTCGATCACCGCGTGGTTCTTCGTGATGTACCGCTCGCAGTCCACCGCGTTCTCACGGTGGAACCCCACGAGGTACTTCTTCGTGGGATCACGCTGCGCCAGGTCACCCGAGATCACACCGCTGGCGTCCGTCAGGTCGCTGACGTCATAGATGATCCCCAACGTCGTCAGGGTCGTCTCCTTCGCCGTGAACGTGATCGTCTCCGACTGGTCGCTGAACGACAGCGCATAGATGCCGAACCCGGCCGCGCTGTGCGGAGTCGTGGTGATCGACTCCGAACCGTCGTCGAACGGGGTGTCGTCCGCCAGTGCGCCGACCGGGTCCCACTGGCCGGTCACGGGGGTGCCGGTGGGGTTGTTCAGGGTGAACGCCTCATTGCCGTCCGGTACGTCCGCCGTCAGCCCACCGAGCAGAACGGCGAACTGGCTCCAGACACGTGCCTTGGCGGTGGGGTCACCGAAGAAGGGCTGAGTGGCCATTCCGGGTCTCCTTCATGTGCTCGATGGGTTGCGGGAGGATCAGGGAGCCACGGCATGTAGCGCGAGGCTGACGGTGAAAGTGCAGAACGGAAGCTTGGTCCCGGGGTCGACGCCGATCATTCGGCCGGCGCCGCGGTCGACACGCCAGGTGTTCGGCGAGGACCAGCGCAGGAGACGAGCTCGCAGGCCGGCGGCGATGTCCTGTGCGTCCACGTCGTAGCCCTTGGGCGCCCAGACCGTGACGCGCATGACGGCGTCTTCGCGGTTGTCGGCGTCGGTAGGGGTGCCGTCCCAGGCGAACTGGACGTAGGGCAGTCGGATGGCGGCGATCGGCTCGGCGTTGCCCCACGTGGTGCGCGCCGGGAGGTTCGCGGCGTCGCCGTCGAGGAACGCCTTCATCTCAACCTGCGGGTTAGCCATCAGGCACCGCCCTTCACGTTGAGCCCGGCGGCGGACGCTGCCCGGGTGAGCGCGCCGTGCTTGGCCTGGACGGCGATCCCCGCGGGGTGGGCGAGGATGACGCTGGCGTGCGCGCGGTCCGTCACCGTGGTCGAGACCGTCACCGGGAGCGGGATCTGGCCGCTGCCCTTCAAGGGGCCGACCGTGAAGCCCTGGCCGCGAACGTTCTCCGCGATCTCGTCGGCCGCCTTCGCGACCAGCGCCTGCATCTCACCGGACTTGAGGATCGCGGCGATGCCCGCGCGGTTGAGCTTGACGTTGTTCGTCACAGCGCGATCGCTGGCTTCGGCAGCGCGTAGCGCGACAGGATCTCGCGGTCTGTCTTCGTCATCCATATCCGACCAGAGGACGCGACGAGCGGCTGAGCGAAGGGGCCTGCGATGTCCGCCGAGACACCCACGGGGGGCGCCTCGAGTGTGGCGGCGACCATGCCCGCCACTACCCGGACGACCGGGTCGGGGACCGCGGCCGTCACCGTGAAGTCGACAACCACCTCACACCCCGACAGGCCGTAGACGGTGGACCCGCGGACCGTGTAACCGGCGACCTCTGACTCCGAGCCGTCCGTGTTGATCGCACGGACAGCAGTGACCTCGGCGACCGCAGCGGGCAGGCGAACCCTCCCGCTGCGAACGACACGGGACATCGAGTAGGCGCCCGTCGCGAACTTCCGGCGCGTGAACGCCTCAACCTCCGCCGAGGCGAGGACGAGCAGACCAGCGGCCCGCTCGTCCTCACCCACGGCCAGGGGGCGGCCAAGCATGGCCTCGACATCAGATGTATCGGCAAGCATGGCCATCCCCTTTCCGTTGAGCCGGGTCGATCAGGCGGTGGCGGCGGCCTTCTTGGCCGTGGTCTTCTTCGCGGGTGGCGTCTTCTTCGCGGGCTCGTCGTCGGGCGCAACGGTCCAGCCGTTCTGGAGCCACTTCTCGACGATCTCGTCCGGAACGTTCTTGCTCACGCCCGCGATGGACGGGTGGTTGACTCGGGGCATTGCGATTCCTTCTCTTGTGGGGAGGTGCGCCGCAGGAGCGCTGCGGCACACCTCCACGAAGCCACCTACGATCAGGGGGTGGCGTCGAACTCGACGGTCGCCAGGCAGGTCGCGCGGACCACCTTGGCGCCGTAGACGTGCAGACCCTTGACGCCCTCGGCGAAGCGGTTCTCGCGGTCGACGGCCTTGACCTTGAGGATCTGCTCCGCGAACGTGGTCGCCAGGCGGCTGCCCGCGATCACGGCGCCGCCAGTCGCGGCAGCGTCGGTCACGGTCGGCATGTTGTTGCTCTTGTAGAGCGACAGGCCGGCGATCTCGCCGACGAAGCCCTTCCCGCGAACCTCGGCACCCTGGACGTCGCCCGGAGCCACGAACTCGTCGAGCTTGAGCACGCGGCCGTACAGGGACGGCTTGAGGACGGCGAAGCGGTCCTCCTCGGGCACGTTGGCCTCGTCGAGCACGACCGACAGGTCCACGAACCCGTCGTAGAGGTTGCGCTTCGTGGTGTGGATCGCGACCGTACCGAGGTCGTTTGCGGTCCCCTGAGCGGCGGCCGACATGAGAGACAGCAGGAAAGCGTCCGCGACATCGCGGAGCTGATACGCCGCGTTGTCGACGGCCTGGTCGAGAGCGGACTTGCCGCCCTTCTTCTCCTGCGCCGCCTCGATGTTGTCGAGCTCGACGGCGAAGTACTTCGCCTGGTCGATGAGCAGCGAGCGAGTCGCGTCGTCGATGTCCTCCCACGTGATGTCACTGTGGGCGGTGTAGGAGCCGATAGTGACGTCGTTGATCGAGGTGATCTTGACGGAGTCGCCCTCGCGCTGGATCTCGCCCTCGTAGTCGCGGTTCACGAGACCACCAGCGACAGCGGCCTTGCGCAGCGCGACGAGGAGCTTGGCCGACCAGAGGTCGGGGACAAAGTTGGTGACAGCCATGATGGGCTACCTTTCGGTTCGGGAGTGGTTAGGAGCCCGAGACCAGATCGTTGAACTGCCCACGGTCGTGGGCGGCGACGATCTCCTCGGGGGTCATTCGCTTCATGTCCGCTTCGGTGAGCTGGCCGGCCTTCGCGCCGACGTCCTCACCTCTGTCGCCACCGCCGAAGTCGGGCTTTGGCTTGTTCGCCGCGGCCGTCTTGATGCGCGCGGACAGCCTCTCGGCGCGTGCATCAATCTCCTCGGGGGTGCCGTGCGTGCCGAGCAGCTCGAGGTCTTCCTCGGTCAGCCCGTGCTTGACGGCGGCCTTGACGCGGGCGAGTTCGGCGGCCGTCTCGGCGGCCTCCCGCTTCGCCTTGACCGCGTCATCCACGGCCTTCTGCGTCTCGGTCTTCTGAGACTCCTCGAACTCATCGAAGCGCTTCGCCTTGTCGGCGTTCGCCTTCGCTGCGTCCTCGTGCTTCCGCGCGAACGCCTTCCACTTCTCGGCCTCGCTCTGCCAGTTCTTCTCGCCACCCGTGTCGGGGGCGGGAGTCTCGGCGGGCGGGGTGTCAGCGGCGGGCGCCTCGGTTGCCGGCGTCTCGGGGGTGGTGGTGTCGGACATGTTCGCTCCCTGTCGGGTTCGTGGGTTGCCCATGCGGGCGGCCTCGCTGAATGCGAGGAAGATCAGTTGTCCAGCACAGAGACGCCGGAGAAGTGCTGGCCGCGGACAGCCAGCACGGGGCCGAGCTCGCCGTGCTCCCGGACGATGAGCTGCTTGCGGTAGTCCGGGGCGCGACCGCCAGAGTCGGACTCGCCGAGCCGCTCCTCGACCGCCTCGTGAGTGGCCGTCAGTTGCTCGGAGCCATCGAAGTCGTCGGGTGCCGCTTCCACGCCGCAGTCGCAGCCGGGGTGGATCGGCATCAGGTCGTCGGTCGCGTAGGTCTGGGTCGACGCGATGTAGCAGAGAGCGCAGTTCAGCCCGCCAGACAGTGTCCGGATGTAGCGGGTGACGCCCGCGCCCCTGAATGACGCCTGCGCCGTGTGCGTCTTCGCCAACTGCAGGTCCGACAGAGTGATGTCGACCAGCCGAGCAGCACCAGCCGAAACCGCGGCGTCGTAGACCAGGCCCTCAGCGAGCTTCGTGCGGACCGTGACAAACGGGCGAGCGTAGACCTCGGCGACCGGCACCCCACGGAGGGCATCTGTGTCGATCGGCCCCAATGGACGAGTGCCGAGCTTCCGGGCGAGGTAGGCGTCCGTCAGCGACGAGACCTGACGGCGCCCAGCCAGCACAACCGGGACAACCGACTTCAGGAACCGGGCCAGGTCGGCGTCCCGGTACTCCCCGGCCGCGTAACGAGCGGTGACGAACTGCTCCAGGCGAGCCCGAGTCGCCTTGACCTGCGCGACGTAAGCCGCGTCAAGCCGGGACGACGTCGCCACTGGCCGGAGGAGTCTGCGGCACCTGGAACGGGTTCGCGAGCGACGCCGTCAGAGCGTCGGCGGCCCGGCTGGACTCCATCAGGTCGACACGCTCGTCGGAGTAGCCCCAGATGTCGGTCATTCGGTCGCGCCACGGCAGATCCTGAGCCTTCGTGGAGGCGTCCGCGCGCTCCTGCAGGCTCCGCCGCTCCACCGGCTGCCAACGGGTCTCCACGCCATCCACGGGACGGCTCGCGCCGCGCTCGAGGGCGAGAGCGAGACCATTGACGACGTTCCACGATGCGCCGGCCCGCTCGATGCGGTCCTGCACCTTGAACGTCAGACCCTCACGCGCGCCCGTCGCACCCTCGGCCGTCTGGTTCGCACCATCAGGCAGAAGCATCGGCATCGGAGTCCGCGTCACAGCACCCAGGTCGCGAATGTCGTCCTTCGCGGCCATCAGAAGCGGCGTGATGTCAGACGGGGACGACTCCCACAGGTCGACACCCTCGGGGAGCTCCCACAGCGACCCAGGACCCGGCTTGAACATCTCGCCGTAGTCGATCTCGTTGCCGTCCTCGTCCTCGCGCGGGAGGCCGGCGCCGGTCGTCTTGAGCGCGCGCTGGCGGTACGCCTGCATGGCCGTGATGACGAGCCGCTGGAGGATGTCGAAGTTGATCCGGTCGAGAACGTCCGTGTGGGGCTCGAACTCGCCGACGCCGCCACGGTTCAGGAACGGGACGAACGGCACAACCTCGAGCCCGGTCTCCTCTTCGCCAGCGCGCAGCCAGCCGCCAGAGATGGAGGTGATGGGCTTGTCGCTGCCCGACTTCCGCAGCTCACGGTAGAAGGTGGTCTTGACGCCGGGGGTGTGCAGGTAGGCGATGTCCACGGCGTCGACATGGTCGCGGTAGACCTTGACGCCCGCGCGCACCACGTCCGGCCGGTTCGGCGCCTGCTCCGTGATGACCTGCTCGGGACGCTCGCACGTCACGACCGCACCGTCGGCACCGTGGTCGACGATCACGTAGCCAGCAGACAAGCCGACCATGTCGCGGTGAACGTCCGCGGACCCGATCTGCAGACGGTTCCGCTTCCACACCGCCCGCACAGCGTCGTCATCCTCGGCCGCCCCGTTCACGGAGAAGCCAGAGACGATCATCCGCTCACAGACAGCATCGACCACGAGCTCGCCGAAGTTCGTGCGCGCCTTCTTCTGGAAGACCTGGTACGCCTCGCGGCAACCCTTCGCACCCTCGGGCAACGGAGCATTGCCGTCCATGTACGAACGCAACAGGCCCAACCGGCCCGCGCGCTCGTCCATGCGAGCGGTCAGCCGCGTAAGCCACTGATCGGATGACAGAGCCACTGTGCCTCCCTCATCTGATTCGGCGCGGGATGGATGGTCAACGGAGACGCCGGGGTGGCGCAGCCTTCGGGCGAGTGAAAGACAGCCCGTAGTGGGCCAGGGTCAGAGCGCGGAGAGCAGCAACCTCGGGCATCTGGTCCTCGAGCGCCCACTCCCACAGGCCCGCCTTGCCGATGTCCTTCTTCTCGGCCGCAGCCAGCGCCGCACGGATCGCGGGCTGGTCGCAGTGCGAGACTCGGGACTCATCGACCGCGTCGACCAGGGCGCCGCACGCTCGGCCGGCATCGGAGGCGCTGGTCGCGTTCACCTGGACCCCGCGGGCGCGAAGTTCACTGATGAACGACGCGGCAGGGTCGCGTGAGTCGACCATCAGGGGAACGGTGCGACCGCAGCGCTTCACGATCCAGTCGAGCAGCTTGCGAGAGTCATCGACCCGGGCGAGCTCGGCGAGGTCGAGGTAGTCCACCTCGTCGCCCTTGATACCCACCGCGATCGAAGCCACCCGATCAGGCGACATCGTCAACGCGTACCGACTCGGGGCAGCAGACGGCACCTCGTCGTCAGGGATGGCAAGCTCGCCCCAACGCTCCGGGCGAATCGGACGGTCGAGCTCGTCGAACTCGTCCCAGATTCCCATCGCCTCACGCAGCCACGCCTCGTCGGTCACGAGGTTCTCGCGGAGACGAAGCATGGACTCGAGCGGCGTGCGGTCCGGAAACGAGAAGTTGGCCTGCGCCCACTGGTCGCGGTCGTCCGGGTCAGAACCACGATCTGCCGAACACTCCAGGTACAGGGTGTCCGGTGACTTGCGATCGATCGCCTTACGACGCTTCGCCGTGAACGCCTCACCAGGGTCCACCGGCCGCGGCGGCGTGCCCATGTAGAACAGCAGCGCCCCATGCGGATGCCGCGACTGGTTCGTCGCCGCCACCATGTCCTCAAGCGCCTTCTCCGTCAGGATCTGCGCCTCATCGAAGACCTCGACATCGACCTCGTCGAAGCCACGGCCAAAGCCCTGCTCCCGAGCGCCGAACATGATGACCGAGCCGTTACGGAACGAGATCTCCTGCTCGCCGTTCGCAGTACGGATCGCCGCGACGTGAGGCCAGATCTTCTTCCGCTTCACCATGCTCTGCAGCGACCGGAACGTGTTCGTCGCGGTACGGGTGCGGTGCGCCGTCCACACAACCTTGTAGCCAGGCCAGATCAGGCACATCAGCACCAGGATCGCGCCCACGAAGTACGTCTTGCCGACCTGCCGCGGGATCGACATCACCACGCCACCGACAGTCGCCGCGTACTTGCCATCAGCGCGCTTGCCGAGAACCAGACGACCCAGCGACTGCTGCCACCAGTCGAAGCCGATCCCGACCTCGCGACCCTTCGCCTCGACCTGCGCCCAACCTGTCGTCACGATCCCGTCAGGGATGACGAGCTGGGCGGCGGCGTCAGACAGTAGCGGGGTCGAAGGGCTCGTCAGCACCTGCGTCGACATCGGCCGCCTCCTCGGCTGCCTCCTCGACCGCAGCGCGCTTCTCCTGCTCGGCAGCGATCAGGGCATGGAGCTTGTTGAGCTCGTTGTTGTACTGCGGGCGCGTGTTGTCCTGCGCCTCAATCAGCGCCCTCGCGATCAGCCGGCGCTGAGCAAGCAACATCTCGAGCACATCACCCGAAGCGATCGCGTCAAGCAACGACTGATCGGTCACTGCGGGCTCCACGTCGGGCACCGCGCGGAGAGGCTTGCCCATGTCGGGCTCCTTCAGGGGGGAGGGGGACCGTAGAGAGAGATGAAGGCGCA